CCGGGCTTTCCGGTGCATTAGACAGCCCCGGCTGACGACATACAGACTAATGCGCCTAACTTGTATGTAAGGAAAAATCATGGCATCCACCACGTTTTCTGGCCCGGTTACGTCTACCAATGGATTCATTGGCGCTCTTACGGGCAACGTCACTGGCAACGTCACTGGCAACATTGCTGGCACAGGTAGCATCACCCACACGCCAACGGCAATTAACGCCACAGCGACTGCTACAGCAGCACAAGTAGCCACTGGCTACATCACCTCAACTTCAGCAGCCGCAGTCTCCATCACGTTGCCGACAGGCACGTTGCTCGGCGCAGCACTGGGTGCAACGCAAGGTACTGTGTTTGACCTGTACATTGACAACACCGCAGGGGCCAATGCAGTGACTATTCTTGTAGCTACGAACGGTATTAAATCCGATGCAGCCGCTACCACTGCGGCAAGTTTTGGTCAGTCAACAGTGGCTTCTGGTGTTACAGGTGTGGGCCGGTTCACCATCATGTTTTCCAGCGCAACAGCCTACGTGTTTACACGCACAGCTTAATCTTCGGGGGCAACCCCACAACTGGAGATTGATTATGATGCAAACAGACGTAAAGGCGGCACACCTAACTGCTGCGGGTTCTTTTATGCTGGGGCGTACACGCCTCAAAGGTATTGTGGTCAGCCCCAAAGCTTCAACGGCAGCAACATTTGAGATTCGTGATGGCAGCGCCACTGCCGCTGTGCTGTTTACGATGGACATTGCCAGTGTTACCACCCCTGTAAACTTCAACATCACCATACCCGGTGAAGGTATTTTGGCGTCTACAGGGCTACACCTAACAACCAGCGTTGGTACTGTTGTGGGTATTGAAGTTTTTTATGGCTAAGAAGAAAGGCCCGGTTCTCTCTGTTGGTCGGGGCGAGAAGCTGCCGATCTCTCAGGGGGCTGGTCTGACTGCCAAGGGTAGGGCCAAGTACAACGCAGCAACTGGCAGCAACCTCAAGGCTCCACAGCCCCAAGGTGGCCCCCGCAAGGATTCGTTCTGTGCCCGGATGTCAGGTATGCCCGGGCCGATGAAAGACGAAAAAGGCAAACCAACCCGCAAAGCAGCGGCTCTTGCAAGATGGAAATGCTAAATGCCAAGCTCCAGCAAAAAGCAGCACAACTTTATGGAGGCGATAGCTCACAGCCCGAGCTTTGCCAAGAAGGTAGGTGTCCCACAGTCCGTGGGCAAGGATTTCTCTAACGCCGACAAAGGCAAATCTTTCTCAAAAGGTGGTGATATGGCTACGAAAATGAACCCCGGTTTCATGGCAATGATGGCCAAGAAAAAAGGTATGCAAGAAGGCTCTAAAGCCGACATGGCATCTGACAAAAAACAGATGATGGGCATGAGCAAAGGCATGATGAACAAGGGCGGTATGACCAAGATGGCAACCGGCGGCTTCGTCCGTTCGGCTGACGGCATTGCGTCCAAAGGCAAAACCAAAGCCACGCAGATCAAGATGAAAAGCGGCGGCATGGCCTGTTAGGAGCACAACATGAAGATGCGTAAATTTTCAGACGGCGGTGAAACCATTGACTATATTAATGAGGATCGGTTAGGAAATTTTATTAAAAGCAGAGGTTTAGATAAAGACAGGCCGTTGCCGGTAGACACGATAAGCGATGGTGAGTCGTTGGTTACTGATGACATGCGAGCAAAGACAAGTCCAGCGGCGGCGTTCAAAGCTAAACCTGCAATAGTCACCAAGGAACAATTACAGGCGTTTAAAAAACAATACGGCGCGGACAAAGATTTAACAGACTATATGAACGCCCAGCTAGGGCGGACACGCAGAGGTGCTCCTGACGCCGATACTTCCAAGGCTTACGACAAAGAGCAACAGTTCCAAAGAGCCCAAGAAGCCGCACAAACCCCAGAGGGGAAAGCCAAAAGAGCCGCGATGGAAAAATCGCAGGCAATAGAGGCTTCGTATCCCGAGCAGGCATTGATGGGTGGAGCGGGTTTTGGTATTAAAAGTATTGCTAAAGCTGCTCAAAATCTAGCCAACCGTGGTGGTGCTAAAACAGCAGTCAAGCGGTTGGAACGACCAGACCCAACTTTCCGTGAAAAAGAGCTAGAGGTCATCAAAGAAGTACCACGGTTACTTGAGGGGCCAAAAAAACTAGCTCTTCCAAAACCAACCCCAAGGCTTGAATATGATAAAGCCGGTGCTAAAGCCGTAGAGCGCGGCGGTCGTGCCGAGGGGCGTCAAGCAGAAATGCTAAAAGAAAACGCACGCCGTTCCGGGCTGCGTGAAGATGCTTCCGCAGAAACGCTTAAAGCTGTCCGTGACAAATTAGGCGGTGACAAGTTTACGGTGATGAAACGTGGGGGTTCAGTCCAAGGCTACGCATCTGGTGGCGCAGTCTCAGCATCCCGCCGGGGTGATGGCATAGCTCAACGGGGTAAGACCCGTGGAAAGATGTGCTAAATGAGAGCCTCCCGTGGTATGGGGGCCATTGACCCCAGCAAGATGCCCGGTGGCAAGAAGAAAGCCCGGCGTGATGACACTGACTTCACTCAGTACAAAGAGGGTGGGGCGGTGAAGTCGAAGGTCAACGAAGCGGGTAACTACACCAAACCCAGCCTTCGCAAACGGATTTTCAACAGCGTCAAAGCTGCGGCAATCGTGGGCACGGGCGCGGGGCAATGGAGTGCGAGAAAAGCACAAGTTATGGCTAAACGATATAAGGCCGCAGGCGGCGGGTACAAAGATTGAAAGCTCCGCAGCAGTCCCTGAAAGATTGGGGCGACCAGAAATGGCGCACCAAGTCTGGTAAACCGTCGAGTAAGACGGGGGAGCGGTACTTGCCTGAAGCGGCTATCAAATCTCTCAGCCCTAGTGAGTACGCAGCAACAACCAAGGCCAAGAGAGCAGGTAAAGCCAGTGGAAAACAGTTTGTAGCACAGCCTAAAAGCATAGCAAAGAAAACAGCAGGATTTAGATAATGACTACTTCGGGCGTTGCTAACTTTGACATGGACTTGAGTGAAGTCATAGAAGACGCATTTGAACGTGCGGGTTCTGAGCTTCGCTCTGGCTATGACATGCGTACTGCACGGCGATCCCTGAACATCATGTTTGCGGATTGGGCCAACCGGGGCATCAACATGTGGACAATTGAGCAGGGATCATTCACCCTGACTCAAGGTTTAAACACCTACGCGCTACCAACAGACACCGTAGACTTGCTTGAGCATGTCATCCGCACCGATGCCAACTCGACATCCAACCAAGCAGACTTGACCATCACCCGCATCAGCATCAGTACCTACGCTACGTTACCCAACAAGCTAACCCAAGCCAGACCCATTCAAGTCATGGTGCAGCGCAACTCTGGGCAGACATCAGCCACAACGCTGACCTTGAACGGAGCAGTGACCGCGACAGCCACCACCATCACCCTGAGTTCAGTCATAGGACTAGCCGCTGCTGGGTACATTCAAGTGGACAGCGAGATCATCTACTACGGCTACATCGTGGGCAATGTCCTGACAGCCTGCTCCAGAGGACAAGCCAATACCACCGCAGCAACGCATACAAGCACCACAGCGGTGTATGTATCAAACCCGCCTGCAATTACCGTCTGGCCCACGCCTGATGGTTCCCAGACCTACACCTTTGTGTACTGGCGTCTGCGTAGGAACCAGAACGCTGGAGATGGATCTGACACGATGGATGTGCCGTTCAGGTTTATACCTTGCGTGGCAGCGGGGCTGGCCTACTACTTGGCGCTTAAGTTGCCCAACGGCATGGAGCGTTTACAGGTATTGAAGATGCAATATGATGAAGCGTGGCAGTTGGCTCAAGATGAAGACCGGGAGAAAGCAGCGGTGCGCTTTGTGCCTCGCCAGCAGTTTATGTAATCATGGGCAATAGGTTTGCATCAGGTAAGAATGCGATAGCGGAGTGTGACCGCTGTGGGTTTCGCTACAAGCTGAAGGAATTGAAGAAGGAAGTTGTCAAGACCAAAACCTACAACTTGCTGGTGTGCCCAACCTGCTGGACACCGGATCAGCCTCAGTTGCAGTTGGGGATGTACCCGGTAGATGACCCACAGGGCTTGCGTGATCCGCGCAGGGACTTGAGTTATTACGCTTCTGGCCTGCTGGCAGACGGGTATCCGGGCGAAGGCAGCAGGATATTTCAGTGGAACTGGAACCCGGTAGGCGGGTCTAGGGCAAACGATGACGGACTGACACCCAACTATTTGGTGGCAGAATTAGAACTTGGTTCAGTTACAGTAACTTAGGAGTTGATATGGACAAGGCAGACTTGAAGCAGGACAAAAAGATGATGGCCGGGGCCGTGCACAAGCACGAGAAAGCCCTGCACCCCGGCAAACCCATGACCAAATTTTCCAAAGGCGGCAAGACCGGCGAGGATATGATGAAATACGGTCGTGGCATGGCTAAAGTGATGAACCAGAAATCTGGTCGTGGAGGTTAAGATGATCAACAACAAACAAGCAGCGGCCTACGCAAAGCCGCACACCATGTCTGGCAAGGCCGTGACGGTCGAAGCCAACCCCGGCAAGGGCAAGGACATGAGCATGTTGAACAATGCCCGTGCTTCGATTGGACGCATTACCAGCCAAGAGCAACCCGGTGTAAAGACATCTGGTATCGTCACCCGTGGTAACGGCGCGGCGACAAAAGGCATTACCGCACGAGGCCCGATGGCATGAACTACGCTGCGTTGGTTGCTGCAATTTCTTCGTACACGGAGAACACCTTCCCTACGGTGGATATGAACTTGTTCATTACACAGGCAGAGAAGCGCATCTACAACGCCGTACAGATACCATCCCTACGCAAGAACGTCACGGGCAGCACAACTACAAGCAACAAGTATTTGCAGTGCCCCCTTGACTTTCTATCCACATTCTCCTTGGCAATAATAGACCCCACCACAGGTGCGTACACGTACCTGCTCAACAAGGATGTGAACTTCATCAGGGAAGCGTACCCCAAGCCAACATCCACTGGAGCGCCTAAGTACTATGCCATATTTGGCCCACGTTCGGACAACGAAACAGAACTGACGTTCATCCTTGGCCCCACACCCAACGCCGCATACGGCACTGAGCTTCACTACTTCTACTATCCTGAGTCTATCGTCACTGCATCGACCACATGGCTTGGTGACAACTACGACCCTGCTCTTCTGTATGGGACACTGGTCGAAGCCTACACCTACATGAAGGGTGAGCAGGACATGGTGCTGCTGTACAACACCAAGTTTGGCGAGGCTCTAGTGCAGCTTAAACGTCTGGGCGATGGGCTTGAGCGGTCTGACGCATACCGCAGTGGGCAAGCTAGGATTCCAGTAACATGAGCATTGCCCAAACCCTGACCACATCCTTCAAGCAGCAACTGCTTCAGGGGGTGCACGACTTCTCCGCAGACACCTTCTACATGGCGCTGTACACAGCCAATGCCGATATAGGGGCGGCTACCACCGTTTACACAGCGACCGGGGAGATTACAGGCACGGGCTACACCGCTACGGGTCAGGTGATGACAGGCATCTCGGTGAGTGTTACAGACACCACAGCCTTTGTAAACTTCAGCAATGTGGTCTGGACAACAGGTGCGTTTACAGCACGGGGTGCGCTGATCTACAATTCATCCAAGAGCAACAAATCGGTGGCAGTATTGGACTTCGGCGCTGACAAAACCACTACCTCATCGTTCACCGTTGTAATGCCAACCAACTCATCCACCACCTCATTGATAAGGCTACCATGACTACCGAAAAACTTAAAGCTACTGACACTGTTTCTAGCGGCCTGACCTGCAACCTCAAAGCCGGTGAGGATGCACAGGCCACTGGCCTATTTGAGATTAAGTGCCATGACAAAGATGGCAACTTGAAGTGGGAAGCGCAGTCTAAAAATCTGGTAGTCAATGCCGGTCTGGCGTACATGGCGGGTTCGGCCCTAACTTCAGTCACGCAAATCACCACTTGGTATCTTGGTTTGTACGGTGCTGGAGCAAGTAACACCCCTGCGGCGGGTGACACCATGTCTTCCCACGCTGGTTGGACAGAGGTTGTGGCTTACAGTAATGCGACCCGTGTAGCCGCTACGTTTGTAACAGCAACCACTGCCAATCCCTCTGTAGTGACTAATACAGCTTCTCCTGCTACGTTTAACATCAACGGCACAACAACTGTGGGCGGGGCTTTCCTGACC